GAGCACCGGTAGCACCTTGAGCACCGGTAGCACCTTGAGCCCCTGTGGCACCTTGTGCACCAGTTAAACCTTTTGGACCAATAAAACCCTGTGGTCCAATTTGACCAGTAGCCCCCTGAGCTCCAGTCGCACCCTGTGCACCTTGAGCACCAGTAGCCCCCTGAGCACCAGTTGAACCTTGGTGTCCAATACTACCTTGTGCACCTTTAAGACCAGTAGCTCCCTGATCACCAATAACACCTTGATACCCATCAGCTCCTTGAGGACCAGTAACACCAGTGGCACCATCTCTACCTATAATACCATCAACACCTCTAGCACCAGTAGAACCTTGTGCACCTGTGGGGCCATGTAGTATTACACCCGGAGCTAATTTTGCTATAGTAATAGATTCGTCTGCTATTTTCGCAGTTGTAATTGCAGTATCAGTTAATTTAATAGTTGTAATTGCAGAATCAGCTAGCTTTTCTGTAGTTATTGAACCAGTACCAATAGCATCACTTCCAACTGCTCCATCAGCTAATTTAACTGAAGTAACAGAATCATCTTTTATTTTATCAGTATCAACCGCACCAGTCCCTAATTTAGTTGTTGTAATAGCATTATCTAATATTTTTTCACCAGTGATTGTGGCATTTTTTATCTTTAAACCAGAAATTGAATTATCAGTAAATATATCAGCCGTTACAGCTCCTTGTGCAATTTTACTTGCTGTAATTGCACTATCTGCAATCATTTGCGTTGTTATTGAAGCACTTTCGGGTAAACGAACTGATATTTTAGACCAATTATTACCTACACCCCTACCAACATAGGTAAATAAATCACCTTGATTTGCAGACAAATCTGTTTCTAACAGAATTGACTGTGATGCAAGATTATATGCTAAGTCGCCAGAACTGTCTGCAATAAAATAACTTCCACTTGCTAATGAGTTAATGTAATATAATTCTGCATAATGCAGAGCATTGCCACTAGTGTTAATATAATCGTGGCTGTTCCATTTGGTCCATTCCAATGAACCACTAACATTTTTTACTGAAATAATGTAGTTTGATACATCAACTAAATTACTAGATGTATCAATGCCTGTCAAATATTCTGTTTGCGCATTGCTTCTTCCATCACTACCAACTAAAATAACACGATGAGTACCACTTGCAAGTGCTTGCAATGCAGTGGTTGTGGTAGAAACAAAAGAAGCTAATGTTTGTGCAGTAGATGCTGATTCTTGTAATGAAGAATTATATGTTTTACTTGAAATATCAAAATTTACAGCATCCATGATTGAATATGTTTGACTTGGAATAATTTTATCAACAAATGTTAATCCAGTAATTTCTAATAATTCTGGATCTATTTTTTTAGAAAATTTTTGACTTTGAATTCCATCAAGCTGGAACTCTTCACCAGTACTTGTTTTTACATTATACTGTATTTGACCTGTTGTTGTATTAAAACTAATTGAAATTTCGTTGTTTAAATCATCCTTAACAACAAGGGTGTCTGGTTCAATTGTTATTTTCTTTGTATGAATATTTTCGAACCGATTTCCCGTATTACCTAATTCCCAACTTTTATCTATTTCAGGATAAATACGTCTATTAACGTTATCAATAATTAATGGATCTGTTCCTGATGTAGGTGCAAATTCTACACTACCAATTTGCATAACAACTGAATCTGACTCTTCACCATATACTTTCAAAGGTATTCCACTTAAATCTTCCTCATTATGGTAAAGATTTACACCAACATGTATATCTGGTTTTGTTACAACTGTTCTTGTATCATTTACAGATATATCAACCCATGATATTGTACCAGTAGCGCCCTCAACACCTTGTGGCCCTGTTGCACCTTGAGCGCCTGTCGCACCTTCTGCGCCAACAGGACCCTCTATCCCATCATTTGTATAGCCAATTGAGTATATGTTGTCGTAAATAAATAATCTATAATCACTCGCTTTTACGGTGCCAGTTATTGTATAATAATTTTCTTCAACATCCCCTAAATCTGTAAATACAACACTAGCTATCTTAAATATGATATGATTAATCGCTTCTTTATTATCATAAATGGCTTGAATTTGCATAGTACCGTTTCCACTAGTATCACTTCCCCATGTAGCAATCCAATCTGTCATATTTACTTCATGAATATCAAGAACTTGAACCCTTATTGTTGTGATTAACGAATTATTTGAAGTATCTATGTTAAAACCACTTGTGGTTGGTGCAACTTCACCAACTCCTTTGTATTTTAAAAGTATGGTACCAGCACTATTTACTCCACGCGGACCTGAAGCACCTTGAGCACCTTGCGCACCTTCTTCTCCTAAAGGCTTACAACAGTGTCTGTAGGTACTGTATGATGCATAACTGGAATATGACATCTTAATATAATATAATATTGAAATATTGCTTAATTAAAAAAAATTAAATAATTAATATATTTATAATATATACAAATGTCTAGCGGAGAATACAGAACGAGAGAACAATATTGGGATTATAATGATTATCTAAAATACCGTCAAGGGAACTGTTATTATAATAAAGGTTTGGACTTAAAGAGCACAAATGTCTCAGAAGCAATTAAATATTTTAAATTAGCCTTAAAAGAAAACCCCAAAGATCAGGATTTTTTATATCAATTGCAATTGCTTAGTGCTAATAATCCTTCATGTAATTCAACATAACATATAATAATTTACACTTTTTGAAAATTATTATAAAACAAAACTATGGTTTAGGTAAAGGGCGCTGATCTTTTTCAACAACCAAAGGTTCCGGCATTAAAACTGTCTGTCTATCAAAAAATTCCAAATTTCTATGGGTATTTAATTCTGGAATTACAGGTTTTTGAGGATTAACCATATTATTTGTATTAATTCCAAATAATCTTGATTCAATATCAATTGCGTTATTTGACAATTGATTGCTTGGCATATGTCCCACATTTATGCCAGCTGCAGGCAAAGCATTATCATAAGCTACACGACGGTATGGATACATTACATGTTCAGATCGTTTCTGTAAACTTTTTTGTTCTAATTTATAATCACCTCTATCATTTTTACTACGGGTTGAAGCCATTTATACTATATATCATGCCAATATTTTATATTTTCGCAATTTTCTTTAATTCGCTTAATTCTTCGTTAAACTCCATATTTCTATAGTATTTTTGCAAAATTTTATGAAAATGCTCAAAATATTCATAAGAAAAAAGTAAAAGCAAACCATATTCTAAATCAATGTCATTTGTTGTTAGCGCAAATGGTGATAACTTATACATGTCTTGCAAAAGTTTATGCAGTTCAGTGTTATTATCTATTTTTTTATATATTTCAGAAACTTTGTGTGAAATTGAATCAAAATGATACTTTGATATTCCAAATGCATTCAATACATCTTTACGGTATTGATCGTCTGAGCCTTCTTCGTCCTGTATATTTTTGTATGTACATTCAAAATCAATATTATACATAATTTATTGCATAATATTAATAAAGTGTATTTAATTTGTTTTGTCTCTAACTAATTCTCTTGAAGGAAGACCTCCACGAATCCATCCTTCGGCAGCAGAATCTTCAATTAAATTTGAAGGATTTGTAATAGTTGCTTGTAATGAAGGAATCATAGGTGTGTGAAGATATTCAATATGTGAAGTCTCTGAAGTAGTGCTAACACTCTTCTTGTTTGAAACCATATCACCCTGTTGTAATTTGGATTCAAGTACCGCATTACCTGATCCACGTCCTAAGTAAGGAACCGTTACAAACGGGCGTTCTTGTAAAGAAATTCTGCATTTCGGGTTTGTTTGAATATTGCCAATTTTTAATTCAGTATCGTCGTTAATAACGCATCCTCCTACTCCACCAGGACCACCGCCGTTGTAATAAACATTTGGTTGAGTTGTAGCAAACGCAATAGGTTGACGCATTCCACAATCTTTGGAAAAGTAATTCGTTGTTGAATAACTTCCAAAATTGGAATTCTGAACACTTCTTTGACTAATATCACAACTATCATCACCAGTGCGGCTTAAGTTATCAAATGTATAATCACTTACAGTTGCCATAATTCTATATACCATAGCAATATATTTTTTTTATTAATTAATTTTAATTAGGGTTTCTATACATATTCTTTTCACAAGCAAATTCATTACCTTCCTTGCATGAAACCATAGTTCCATAACAAAACTCAGCAAACCCTTTTTGATCGTTAGGAATTCGAGAATTTGGCATAGTGTAAAAATTTCTCATTGATTGATCGAAAATGAAATTATCTCCTAAATCCTGAAATAATTTGGGATCCACATTTTCTTTTTCAATAAGAACCCTTTTTACTGAGTCATTTATTTCTTTTCCAACATCTGCATTAAATGAGGGCGCTGCTGCCTTTCTCTCTGGATTTTCATGTAATTCGGGGAGCATCACGTTCATTAATGGGTTCTCTGGTGTTGGGTTTGTAAAATTTGTTTTTAAATTTTGATATAATTCACGATTTGTAAATCCTTCGCGTTTTATATCTTCCATTGATACTTTTTTAGATGTTCGCTTGTTTGAAAAATACATCATTACTACTACACCTAAAGTTACAAGGGCACTAATTAAAACTTTAATAGAACCCGTTGTAATATATCCTAAAAGCGTTAACACTAAAACAAATCTCGTCATAGCATTTAATTTTTCTTCGATTGACTTATTTTTTTCTGGCCATAGTTCGGTTATATGATTTCTATCAACTAATACCGCTGGATTATTTAACCAAAAGACAGATGACATTATATATATTCTTATTTATTTTTTTTGTTGTTTTTCTTCTTTTTTCTGTTTTTCTTTTTCTTGTTGTTTACCCTGTCTTGATCACCTCTCATACTCTTTTCAACAACTTCTCCTGTACTAAAAACACTTGGTGTTGTATTATTACTTTGCTGTTGCATTCTTTGCGCTTGACGCTGTTTCAACTTTTCTTGCATTCGTTCTTTCATCTTTGCATTTCTTAAATTTGTATTCATTTGACTACGCATTGCACCCATGTTCATTTTACCTCCCATGCCAGCCATACCTCCCATTCCCATTTTATCAAACAAACTTTGCATATTTCCCATACCCGGAATAGACTGCATCTTTTCTACCATCTCTTGCGCTTCTTCAATTAACTCACTTTCTTTAATTTCACCACTCTTTAGTTTTGTATCTAATTTGGTACCTACAGATTTGACAAGCCCCATCAATTTTGTTGGATTCTTAAATAATTTCTCGAAAACGTCATTCATCGATGTAGCATCATCCATATCTATATTCAAATCACGCGACGTTTCCTCTGCTATTTCTTTTGCTAATGAACCAATCTTACCATCTAACATTTCTGTTATGTGATTATGAATTGACTCAACGTCCGGCAAATCTTCCTGTTTGATTCCTGACATATCCATTCCATCAACATCACTACCCGACAAATCAAAAATATTTTGCATTTCTTCTACCGTAGCTTCTAATTTACTCTTGAACTCATCTTGATTAATTGCTTCGAATAATTTTGCTGTATCACCAAAAGATTCGTCATTCATGCTGTCCAATCCTTTAACAACCGAAAACAACAACAATTGTAAATATTTCCAAATAGTCTGTTTTGTTTTATCTGTAATCTCTGATTTCCAAATCTGTACGAAATCAATGCCTGGTAGCAACATCAACTCCTGAGTATCAAACATTTCTTCACGCTCATAAAGTATGTCAAAGAATCTTGATGGAAACGTCGATTTGCAATGTTCATACACCGATGCACTATCACTAGTCTCCGGATTATCTAGTGTAATATCAATTAAACCCTGATGTAAATTGTCTTTGAATTCAGGAAAAGTAGTTAAAATGTCTTTCATGAAATCCTTGATTATCTTGTGAAATTGTTTCGTATCTGGTTCTTCGTGAGCCGCCATTTATAAATATAAATTTACTTAAAAACTTATATTTATATTCAAATTACTTTATTTTATTTGCTAAGTCCTTTTGTTTCAAAATATAAATCACATAGCTTTATTAAATTTGTCATATAGTCCATCGATTTCTTTTTATTTGCTTCACCCATCTGCCTCACTGATTCTCTCATATTTTCAATATTTCTTAATATAACACCCGACATGCCTCCACCAAGTGTTTCACACTCTTTACTATAATCTTTTTCAATAATGAAATCAGTATCTCCTTCTTCCAACTTATCACGATACTTATCAGCTACATATACTTTCCAATTTTTAACAATTATTGATGGATTTACCTTCTTTAAACCTAAAACCTTCATCTTACCAGCATAAACCGCGCGATTTTCCGGGAAAATCTTCTCTATTTCTTCCAAAAACTCTATAAAATGGTTGTTAAATGCCGACAATACTGTTTTTGAATTAGATACCCCTGCACTCATTTAATTATGTTAAATAGTATATATTTAATACAATTAAATTTTAAATGATAAATTTATAAAATATTTTATGTCCGCATAATAGGTTTTTCAACTTGTTGATCTCTCTCTCTTTGTAATTTCTCCAAAGAACCTTCCTCAACCTTGTCTGGTGTATAATCTTCTGGAGGTGTTTCTATAGTGTCATTTTGCTCAAGTGTGACAAAGTTATGCATTGTTCTCATACCGCCATCACCTTTTGCCATTAAATCTTCTGGAGTTGTATCCAAATAACTATATGCGTCTGAACTACCTGCCATTTCAGTTATGGAAAACGCTAAAGGTTCCATATTATTATTTGTTGCTTTTTGCATGAAGACCTTTTCTTGTGGCTCTAAATGTCTGTAAATTTCATTGCCAAATAATACATGATATCCTCGATTAATTAACAATAACGCTGGGACTTTTGTTACAGTAGGTGGCAATAACATTGTTTTACCATTTTCTAAAATAATCATTGTTTTGTTTCCTGGCTCTTTACGCCTATTATCAATACAAATAAAATGAATTTCTTCACGTATTTTTGATTTTGACAGTTTTTGTAATAATCTTTTACTAGGTTCGCAATAATTACTGTAATATAGAATATTACTCATTATATGTTCTGTATTTTTTTATAAAATTCTATTTAACTTATAAAAAAAATTGATTAAATATATTGGAGTATAATATACAACAAAAACAATCAACATGGATCCTACTATTTCTAGCCTAAATGAAAAAGACGGTACTCTTACCTTCACTCTTGAAGGCTGTAATGTTAGTTTAGCAAATGCTGTTCGCAGAACTATCCTAAGTGATATACCAACAGTTGTTTTTAAAACTTTTCCTCACGAAGCAAATATGGCTGACATTCAGATAAATACCACACGTCTTAACAATGAAATTATTAAACAACGTTTGGGGTGCATACCTATTCACATCACTGACTTGACAATTCCCTTTGAAGATTATGAAGTTATTATCGACAAATATAATGAAACTGACATAATTCAATTTGTCACTACGGAAGACTTTATTGTTCGAAATTTGAAAACAGATACAGAATTGAAGAAATCAGAAATACAAAAAATATTTCCTGCTAATTCAATTACTAATCACTTTATTGATTTTGTACGCCTCTCACCCAAAATCTCTACAGAGGTTGATGGTTCACGTCTAAGAATTGTTGCTAAAATGTCTGTCAGCAATGCTAAAGATGACGCTATGTACAATGTTGTTTCTACTTGTACCTACAAAAACACAATTGATAAAATTGCTATGAATGAAAAGTCTCAGGAATACGAAGAAAAACTTCGCAAAACAGACATGACTGACACTGAAATCCAATTTGAAACACAAAACTGGAAACTACTTGAAGGAAAACGCATTTGCGTTGAAAACAGTTATGACTTTACCGTGGAAACTGTTGGTGTTTTCGAAAACAGAGTAATTGTTCAAAAAGCTTGCGACATTATTATTGAAAAGCTAACAAATCTTATTAACGAAGCCAATGAAAATTACATTTCCATAACTGAAAGCCAAGACACTACAATGACTAATTGTTTTACCATCACACTTAAAAATGAAGACTATACTATCGGTAAAATCTTGGAATATATGCTGTATCAGAAACATTTTCATGGAGATAAAACACTATCCTTTGTAGGATTTCGTAAAGAACATCCTCACGACACCGACAGTATTATTCGTATTGCATACAAGAAACCCACTGATGAAGCTGTTCTTCGTCAACACATACACAGCGCGGTTGAAGCATTGATTAGCATTTATTCAGAAATCAAAAAACCCTTCATGGGAGAACTAACTGGTGTTTAAATATTATTTATTACAAAATAAACAATATTTAATTGTCTTTTACAAATTTTTCTAATGCAGCTGCAGTACGGTCTCCTTCAAACGTCTTATGTTGACCTCCTTGTACTAACACTACTGTAGGATAACCTTCAACCTTGTATTTTTTTCTTAATTCTTCACCACTTGCATCACTCGCTTCAATCTGTTTTGTTGATACACCTAATGAGGCTGCTTTTGACTCAAATTTACTCCATTCAGGCTTAAATTTAGTGCAATGACCACAACCATTCATGTGAAAAAAGATCACCTGTTTTTTTCCTTCTAATCCTTCTTTGTTTGCGAATGGATTCGGTAATGTGCTTAAACCAATACGACCTCCTTGTGTGTGTTTCATAACAATAATAACTAAACCAATGATAACTGCAATTCGTACGGCAGGATGTTGCTTCATGAAAGTTTTCTGTGCTCCTCTTAAAAACTTTTCGACTTTTTTAACTAATCCTTTTAACATTATATATTTGAAATATATTTAATTTTCTAAATTTTTAATTTTGCTATCTGTTTCTTTTTTTATTTCATCTAGATTTTGAGTTCTAAGATTATAATTCAAAACAAACATTTGCTGTGCAGGATGTAAAGAATTCATGTATTCAATAACTGTTTTTTTATTAATGTACCCTTTCTGTTCACGCAATTCTGACAAATATTTTTCATGCAATTTAAACATATGACTGCGAAATTTTTTAGGAAATTCACCAAGTGGTTTCTGCTTTTGAATATAGCAAGCAATGTAATTTTCATGCAATTTGTTTGTGTAATTATGTAAATCATCCCTAAATTGTTGCAAATCTTTTCTGTACTCAGGATAATATTTTAGAAATTCTTTCACCTTTCCCATTTGTCTCAAAGAAAGATATTGATACTGAAGCTTTGGACTGTTTCCACGCAAATGTTTTACCTGTTCGTAATTTGGATTACGCAACTTTGAACGAAGACCATCGCGCGATTTAAACACTACGCCCATAATACTATAATCCGTATTCATAGAAGCATACTTTTCTTTAACTTCATCATAGTTTTCTGCTTCAATTACTCGTGGCTGCTTAACATGATGATAAATCTTATTTGTTTCATGATCCAATACTACTTCGTATACCTTTTTAGTCTCATTGTCAATCTGGTAAATAGCAATAAGGTAAATAGTTGGTTTATCTATAACCGATACAATTCTATTTTTCGGATGCTGAACTACAAAACTATAACAATAACGCGGATCAAACATTGTAAACTCAAGTCCTGATTCATTCATCGCTTCCAAAAACATTTTGCGAAATGAAACTGATTTCTCTTCATTATCTTTTGTCGTTTCTTTGAAAAATACACTTTTCCCACCAACTGTTGTTCTTGTGGCCAACTCCCATTCACCAATAACAATATCGTCCTCTACTTTTTTTACATTATAAAACAAATTAATCATTGTACCTTCCACAAATTCTTCAATAATCAAATCTCCCGTATCCTTATGTCTCTGGATAAAACTATCATAACGTACAGACTTAGGAGGCGCAAACGCAACAATTTCATCCTCGCGCATAATTACTGAACGGAACAACCCGGTTGTTTCACGTTTATCATGAGTCAAAAAATTTTTATCGTAATTATAAACATTGTAAATTGTACGAATATGTTCTTCAGCTGTAGGACTTGGAAGTATGTAGTCTTTTTTGCTTATCTTTTTACTTTCCAAATATTCGCTGTCTGAAATTTTTGAAAAGTCCAAAACAGAATTTAAATCAAACTCGAAAACTCGCTTCATTGTTGTCTATATACTAAAAGTGTGTGAAGGTTTTTAAATTGATTTGATATTTTATTTTAGTTGTTTTTCAATTAATAATAATTTCTACTATAAATATAAGTAATGTCTGAATTAAAAACTGATACTGCTATTGATAATAATGATATAAGTATTGAAGTAGGAGATATCGTACAAGTAATATCACCTACAAATACACAATATCATGAAAAAATATTTTTTGTTTTTTATATCGACGAAAATAAGATTACATTACTTAATACTGAAACACTTGAAAAAAATACTATTATAATTGTTGATCATAAATTATCTGATGAGTCAATCCAAAGTATTAATATTTTAGATAAACCTAAGAAACCTGGATTCGCAATTAATAATAACTTAGTGCCATTGCAATGGGTCGATATTCATTTCTCAGGCGATGTTCCAAGCATTATTACAGCTGAAATTACTAATTTAGAAGAAGACATGATTGAATTACAAATTTATCCCAGCAACGATATTATATACATTGATTTCGGTTACAAGGGAATTCCTGAAGATCTTATGATTGAACAAATTTCAATTCGCAATCAACCTATTGAGTTAAGAGAGAAATCCGATACTGAAGAGATCGCCGTTGATGATAAAACAACAGTACAAGGCGATGATAATCAAATTTTAGAGGTTGCTGAAGAAATACCTGACGCACCTAAAGACGCACTTGAACAATTGCTTATTGAAGCTGATGATATTGAATTTGGCGAGGATCTTGGTGCTATTACACAAATAATTGATGTTCCTGATGATGAAAAACGTTTTGGAATTGATACACAAACAAATGATATGCTAGATGAACTTCTCTCTACAATACCAACAACTGAACGTACAAGAAAAGTGTTGAATGAAATTCACAAAGTTATTCAAAGGTATAAAGAACTTCGAGAAATGTTTTCTAATTTTGATGAATATGGCAATGCCAATATGTTTCATGCAAAGGGTGCCGATTATAAACCTATTGTCTCGTTTTTAGAAAATTTAACTAATATTCCTAAGTGGATTGTTCCTGTTGTTCGTAATACTAAGAAATTATATGACATTCCTGGTATGAAAGATCAAGATCTTGCTGATGAATCCACTGATGCTATGCATATACAATTAAGCGAATCCCGAGCTCAAGAAGAAGAAATTATTTCCAACTATAGGCGCAATCTTATTCCAGATAGCCAAAACAAGTATGTTTACTTTATGAACGAAATTAATCGTTATTTAACACCATTCCAAGATCCCATACTAAACGAAAATATACTTGCAAGAAAACCCGTTCAAACTAATGTAATGGCTGTTGTTAATAATAGCGATGATTTTGATTCAACCGTTATTAATAACGGAAATATTGATAAATTTAAATTTGCAATGATGAGATATAATACTGGTTTAACACGTCTTGAATCAACTAAATTAACGTCAAGCGCTTTTGAAGCTAAACGGGTACAACTTACACCGAATGATATGCTTTTTCTAAAATCATTTTTGTTTTTACCTGAGCCAGCGGTTGAATATTCGCGATTATTTTTACCTGGTACTAACCTTCTTAAAAAAACCGACATCAATCAAAACTTTCTTCAATATTCACGCTTCCTTCACAAAAATACTACAATAAACACCACGATTGTTGACAATATTGAAAAAGAAATAGATTACGATGAGGATACTTTCCTTAAAGACATACGTGAAGTTATTCTTGATGAAACAATTGAAGATCCCGAGCAATACAAAAAGTTTTTGCAATCGATTATACCTAGAACCAAAATGATTTTTACTATGATTAAAAAATATGTAAAAGGTGCAGTTTCATTTATTGATGTGTTATCCTATCTTGAACCTTTCCTTATATACCAAGATGACATCACATACAAACAATACGAAGCTATTCAGAAATTTTTGGAAACAAAAACGACTGAGTTTAAAAAACGTCTTGCAAAATGTGATAAACAATTTAATATTATTGGTAATCGTAATTATCATGAAAAAGCCATACAACGCTATTTGTTAAATCTTTTCTCAGATAAAGGTGATGTTTATGGCGTAATCCCATCTTTATATAATATTGATATGGATAATGATACTGATTCTGAAATTATTAGTAAAACAAAAGCAGTCGATGGTATGAAGTTGTTTACTAATTCACTATCGTTCTTAGATATTGATCTTCAATCCAGCATTGATATTCAAACAGAACTTGATAAAAATGTGAGAATGATTCAAGAACAAGACGACAAGCTTGACAGTAAATGCAAAAACTATGTACTTGCAAAAAAATATATTGAAATTGATGAATTAATGGCTGATAATGATATAGTAATTTATTATGACAAAAAATATGATGAAACTAGATATGATATAATGAAAGAGTATGAAACACAACGTTCCCGAATGGGAACTGATGAGTTCACAAAATTTGTTCAAGAAGAACTTATTCGTAATATCGGTTTATCAGAAGAAGAAGCACTTTATGAAGCTACTAATATGATTCTTGGACGTAAAATTGTTCGTGATGGTGATTATGCTGTCTTAGAGGTGGATGATTCAACAAGCGAACTTCCAAACAAAAAGAAATATCATTACTATCAACGAAAGAAAAATAAGTGGATTAAAGACAACAAAATTCCAGAAACTGTGTATGAAGATAATACAAACTTTTTCTGCAACGTACAGGATAAATGCTTGTCTATCAAAAAGAAATGCGACAATATTGATCGCAATAAACAAGAACTTAAAAAAGAGCTCCTCTTTAATTTGACAGAACAATTTGAAGAATCTTTAACCGCCAGACAAGATCAACTTCTTGACCGGATTAAAGAAGCGGTTGATCATCATTTATCTAATATTGATAAGCGCAAAATTGTTTTTTATAAAGATATGCTTAAGTATAATGATAAACAATTTAATATTGGTACTTCAGTTGAAGAATCTGAAAAGGTACAATCTCCCTATAGCAAACTACGAGACCGAATACTATCACAAGCTGACTTTTCTAAAAAAAATCAGGATATTATTCAATTCTCTCTAAGATACACCCGAGAACCTGATCCAACAACCAGCGACAATTTACATTGGAGATATTGTAAGGAAACAAATGTTCCACTTTTACCTGCCTTCTTTGTAAAACTTGCAAATGCATCAACAGACAGTTTTACCTATAAGAGAACTCTTGATGAGATATGCCAAACTATTGGCGTGTTAAGCGATAGCGGAGACACGTGGGTTGATAAACACAGTGGCTACACTATTA